AACTAGTAGGTTGTAACTTATAGTTTATAATTATAATAGTTTATATTATATGGCGTTTCGACTTCGTCTCTCCGCCAGTGAAGAACTTCTTTCTTTCTTTTTTTTCTTTTCCTTTTCTCACTTTTGCGTCTCACTCCGTTCGCCGATTGCTTGTCTCTATGTTTGTTATGTTATTAATAAAAGAAACTTAAAGCTTACACTCTTTCTTTCTCCCCCCAATTCCGTTTTCCCCCCTCATGATGTTTATGTAATGTGTACATAGTACATATTAGAATGAGCTGTAACGTATGTTATGGTATGAATAGGTATGAGTATAGCCTGTTTAGTTTTACCATGTCTTAGAACTCATTTAAATAGTGATTTCCCCCCTCCTTGACTTAAATGGTCTTATTCATATAATGAAGCTGTACATTTATAACGAACAAATTTTATTAATGAAAGACGCTGAAAAAATAAATAAACTGTATAGACAGCTCGATGAACGTAAGCGTAATTATTGAATAATAGATTTTAAGCCTCAGTCCTTCCAGCAACCTTTATTAGATGGTATATATGAGAAAATTCCTACAGGAGACAACAAATATCGCTTTCTTCTTTATCAAGGGGGGAATGGTAGTTGAAAGACTTGTATAGCTATGTATGCTGTTGCATGTCTAGCTATGGGCGAGCTATGTAGGAACTACCGAATACCATATATAGGAACTAAGAAGAAAATATATGTTGGTACTAAATCTGGTTCAAATTTAAAAGGGCTCGAAGACTACTTAGTTTGAGACTATTCTGTTACACGTCTCCCGCCAGAAGTTGTAAAGAAGGTGGTTAAAGATAATTGATGAGTGAAAGAAATTCATTTACATAATTGATGTCGTATTATATTCTTTACATATGACCAGGGGAGAGAACGTATACAGGGGACAAATTGAGACCTATATGTGTTTGATGAGGAACCTACTAAGACTGACATATTTTATGAAGGGTTAGCGAGGCTGAGAACTAAGAAGGCTCAAGCTATTTATAGCTTCACTCCTCTAAGTTGACATACAGCTGTATATGAATATTTCTACGAACAAGAGAGTGAGAATGTCATATCACAAAGCTTCATCACTGTTGTTAATTCATTACAAAATAAACATGGTGACCACACCTGGGCTGAGGGACTCACTGAGATGGAGCGTAAAATGAGGATAGAGGGGTTGTTTATACCACCTAGTGGACTTGTGTATTCCAACTTCTCTCGAGAAGCCAATTGTGTTCCTTTCTTTAAGCCAGAGGAAATGTGAAACGTCTCCTATTATGGAGCGGTGGATTTCTGAGTGAAGCATCCGATGGCGTTTGCCTTTATAGCTGTAGATGATGACAATAATATATATGTCTTCGATTTAATATATTGAAGCGGGATATTGATTCATGACCTAGTGAAAAGAGTTATAGAAAAAAAGAATGAACATAAAATCTCTTTTGAATATGTGGTGGCTGATGCTGCTGGTGCTAGAGAGAGGGCTGAGATGGAGTCTTATTGAATAAAGACCACTCCTGCCGATAAGTGGAGTAAGGGTGAGAATTCTACTTCCAATAGAAGGGCTGGTATAATGAAAGTAAATCAAATGCTCTCTGATGGTAAGATATTTATAGCCGACCATTTAAAAGAAGCTATAAGAGAATTTGAAACACATTATTATAAAGAGAACTGAGTGGATGGTGCTGTAGAGAAAACACATGATGATTTCCTAGATGCCCTCCGTTATTTCATATTCTGATATAAGGCTCCTAAATACAGGTCCTCTATCGAGTCTTCGTTTGAGAAAAAACATGGATTTAAATATAGTAAACATGCGGTGAAGAATAGAAACACAAGAAAGCCTTATTAGGATTTCCTTATTAATTAATAAATAAAACAAATGGAAGAAGGACATAAAACTGAGAAGCATGAAGTTGAAGAAAGACTCATAATACTTAAGAGTATTAAAAATAAAGATGGGCTAGTAGATGCTCAAAAAATATGGAAAGAAAACAATAAAGCTAGACGTGTATTAGAACGTTCTCATGACAAAAGCGACTATATGACCAATATAGGGTTTACGGTGAAGACAGCTAAAGATGCTGAGCTTCTAGCTTGAGTCCAGGAATATAAGTTCATACCTCTAGACGAAGAGGCTAGAACTAATATAAATCCCGTGAAGCTTAATTGGAAATACTGGTGGTTAATGGCTAAAACTGATAAAGCTTTATCAAAAGTTATACCAGAAGCTACGGCGTTTTGAACATGAGTTTGGTATGAGGCTACTAAAACTATTAGAAAGAAAATAAAAGAACCAATCCGCTCGAAGGATGGAGGTATTACATATAAAGAAAAAATAGTAGTAGACTATGATGGTATATGGAATGAATATATACCATGGGAAAACTTCTTCATTGATGGTAATGATATTGACAATTCTAATGAAGTGGTGTGGATAAAATATTGGGATAGGAATGAATTTTTAAAAGAACACGAATTAAATCCTGATTATAAAAATCTTTCTTCTATACCTTTAGGGAAACAATATACTGTTGTTGATTGAGAAGTTGATAATAAATATGACCAAGACAATGAAAATATAATCACTGAAATGAGGTATTATAATAAAAGTAATGACCAAATGATTATTTTAGCAAATGGAGCTGAAGTTTTAAATAGTCCAATTCCATTCACTCATAAAGAACTTCCTTTCTGTCTTTTTTATGACTATGAAGTATTAGATAGAATTTGGGGTATGGGTGAATATGAACTACTCGCTGAGGATATTGAATATAGAGATGCTCTAAGAAGTCTATCAATAGATGTTATTAAGGCTCAAATGGGAACTACTATGATAGATGAATCAGTTGATATTGACCAAAGTACATTTGAACTCTGAACTAATACTTACACTAAAGTGAGCGATTTAGATTGAGTTAAATTTTATTCTCCAAATGTATCGACTAATAGCATAGATAATGCAGAACTTAAAGTTGATAATGATATTATAGCTAAGAGTGGTATTGATTTTAAAGCACAACAACTTAGTCCACAAGAAACAGCTACTAGAACTGCAGCGAAGACTGAGAGCGGGAAGAAGAAAATAAATCTTAACCTCAAAATAAATGGCTACTCTTTCTTTGGAAGACTTGCTCGTCTTAGAATGGCAAACATTCAACTATTACATAGCATAGGTAGTAAGGAAATATTTGTTGAAGGACAAGATGTAGATAGTAATTGAGTCACTTCACCATTAAATGGAGGATATTGAAGCTTCACTATAAAACCTTGAATGGTTAAGGGTAATTTTAACATAGTTCCAATCACTGAATCTATTCTTGGTATTAGCGAAGAAAGAGATTTAGAACATATACTAAGGTATGCTGAAGTTGCTGGTAATATAGTTGATAGTAACGGACAACCAGTTGTTCAAGGGGACAAGCTTGTTAAGGCAATAACAGAACGTTTTGGACTTGATTTTGATTCACTTACATCAGCGTCTCAACAACAAAAATCTCCAGAACAGATTATAAATGAATTGGAAAGTGAAGACAGAGGAACTTCATTAGCACCTAACGACCCTAATTCTCCTGGCTATATACCACCAGCACAGAGAAGTGGAGCTACTAACGCTGTACCAACATCTTGAGGAAGAGCTGCCCTATAAAAAGGGGGCTTGACTTAATTTGGCTTATTCATATAATGAAGGCTGTACACAAATGTTATACAACTAAGAAAAATTGATATGACGACTAAAGAGGAAGAGGATGTAGTTATTACTAAGCCTAAAAAGCCTAGGAAGCCCCACAAGAAGAAACCGTGAAGAAAGCCAGGGTCAACTAATATATGAAAGCCGTTACAAATTATGAATGCAAATAAGATTGTTGATTATACAATTACATGAGCAGCTACAATTACTAACGAGGAAAATATTGCAGCTTGAGTGAAGGCTAACACCCCACTAACTATAGAACAAGCCTGCCGAGAGGTTGGAATGACTAGAATGAATTTCTATTACTATAGAGATACCATCCCTGCTATTAGAGAGAAGCATATAGAGTTTAAAGCTAATAGAAGAGAGCTTCTAAAAGATAAGGCGGAAGACACCATATATAATGCCCTACATTGAGCTATGAATATATCAGATAAGGATATTCTCGATACAGCAAAGTGGATGAGTGAGAAAACTGATAAAGCCTATAACCCAAAAATAGAAATTGAGAGTAAGAGTCTGGCTTTAAATTTTGATATATCATTAGATGATATGGAAGAGCAATTGCTAGAACTAATTCGTAAATAAACACTAATGATTAAATTAATAAAAGAATTCCTAGAGCGGAAGAGAAGTTTGAAAAATCACACGATAGACATATCTCCAGAAATGAAAAGAAAACTGGATGCGTTTGATTATTCAACTGCTCAAGCTTTATTTAATGTCACATTAGATAAACTAGGGAAGGAAATGATTGGGGGAGAACTATCGGCAGACTATGTCCGCTGAGCAAAGTTCGCCCTTACGCATTTTAAGAAACACTTCAAGAACTAAAAGGTTCCTTTAAATAATAATAATACATAAAATGACAAATTGAGTTACACCTGAAAATGGAGATTCAAGTATAAATACACAGGAGCTTAGCGTAAGCGAAGGTACACCTAAAGTAGACTTTGAAGCTAGACATAAAGAAGCACAAGATGCTCTGTCAAGAAAGGCTGAAGAGAACATTAAAGCTAATATTAAATTAGCAACACTTGATGCAAAAGAAATTTTAGGAATGGATAGTAAAATGCAAAACAAAGTTATATCAGAAGTTTATTGATATAATAACTTAGAAGAGCTAAAAACTATTCAATGAGAAGAATTCTGGAAAACAAGTGGAGAACAAGATTTAACTGAAATTGAGCTTATGGCTAAAGAAGTTAAAATATTAAAAATGCAAAATAAAAAGTCTGATATTACTAGAGCATTAGAAGATTATAAAAAAGATAATGCAAAAATCTTTACTGATAACGAAGATGCTTTACAAAAAATAGAAGGCGAACTTGCTTACATTTCTGAATCTTTACCTGCAAAGGAAAGAGTGGAAAGAGCAGGTAAAATCTTGTTTGGAGACAATTATGTTGACGCAACGACGGCAGCTTATCTATCTATGCAAGACAAGTCAATGTCTGCTGGTTCTAAAACTAGTGCATGAGACTGAAAAAAACAAGGAAATTCTTTCGCTGATTTTGCAAAAGCATGAGGTTTTCTTAAATAGATTTATCACTAACGTGAAAATCCTTTATAATACTAACTTACAAATAAAATGGCTTTACTAATAAACGGTGAACAATTTAAAAGTGAATCAGGTATTGCAACTAACTCTCTCGTTACCGTTTCTGGTAACTTTGTTTCTAAAGCTTCAGGTTTTGCTACAGTTAATACTGTTGGTACTGAAATTCTAGGGGTTGCTCACACTGCTAAAACTTTTGCTTCTAATAACCAAACTGTAGATATGGATAGAGTAATCTATGCTTCTGCTACTACATGAGATATAATGAGAGTTGAAGTTATTGCTGACGCTACTGTAACTATTGCTAACGAAAATCAATTTTTCGATATTAATACTAACGGAACTGTTGATGTTGCTACTGCTTCTGCTACAACTGGTCAATTAAAAATGACTAAATTTGTATCCACTGCAAAATCTATTTACGAAATTGTAAATAAATAAAAACAGAAGAGAACTTTCTCTTTCTTATAATAATTAATAACTAAATAAAAATGACTCCAATCGCTCCAAAAACTGGACATTTCTTTGAAAACTCACAAGACCTACTTACTCCAACTCTAGTTGATATTATCAACCAAAGAATTGCTGAGTCTGGTTATGATGATGAATTCATGAAAGTCGGGTACGTGAATGAAAAAGTATTTACAAAAGACGGTACTATCACTTCTATGATAGGTCCTGAAGCTTTAAAAGAAATTGTTGAAGGTGCAACTGCTCCTTTAATTAATAAAGAACAAGGGTATGAAAAAGGTTTCAGAGTAAAACTCTATGCTAGAAAAATGGTTGTTTCAAAACTTCTTTCTAAATGGATTATGAAAAATGAAACTCTTGCTTCTGCTGATAACTCAGTTCAAGCTGAAATTAGAAAACTTATGGAAGATGTTACTTTCCTTGCGGACGGTGCTAAACTTACATTAAACAACCAAGGTATTGGTGTATTAGCTGATGGTTTTTCAATCACTAACGCTTACGGTGCAGGTTCTGCTTCTCCAGATGGAGTTGCTCTTTTCTCTACTTCACATATAGTAAAAAAAGACGGTACAACTTATTCAAATCTTGAAACTGGTGCACTTACTGCAACTACTTTAGAAGCTGCTATCCAAAAACATAAAGTTACAATTAAAATGGGTAACGGTAGAAGAGTTAGAACTGCTGACGTTTACCAATTACTTGTACCTAGAGCTTTAGAAACTGCTGCTAGAAAAATTCTAGTTGCTGGTGGACAATTAGCTGGTACATATGACCCAACTAACATCACTATCTTTGATTTCCAAGGTAGTAAAATTGAACTAATCGTTTCTGACGTATTAGGACAAACTGATGATAATGGTGGTCTTGTTGGTTCTGATACTAACTGGTTCGTTATTAACTCTTCACTTGCTAGACAAATTAAAGCGTTTAGAGTGTTTGAATTATACGGTCAAGAAGTTACAACTTGGTACGATGATGATACTGGAAATTACTATATCAAATTAGATATGGCTTTCGGTGTTGACCATTACCAACCTGAGGTGGTAGTAGGTTCTACTTGATTATAAACTGATTTGGTGCTTAATTAGTTTTCTAATTAGCCCATTTTCCTAAAAAGGGGGAGAGGAGAATAATGTTCTCCTTTCTCTCTTTTTTTTATAAATAAATAAAAGAATATATGAATGAGGTGAACAAAAGCGAATTTTTTTCCACAGCCGTAAAACAAAGACTGTTATTTAATAAACTTAATCTTCCTAGAGAAGCAATAAATGTTGAATCTTTTAGGAGTGATGTATCAACGAGCAATCTATGAGAAATCAAAGGTATTGGTGAGGCAACTAAGACTAGGCTAATGGAAGCGGGGATAACAAGCAAGGAAGAACTTAAGGAAAAAACAGAAGAAGAAATAAAAAAAATAATAACAAACCCTTTGTCATTAAAAGGGATAATAGCCTTTAAAGCCACTTAATATGAGTTTAAGAGATATAGAAAACTACCGTTTAATAGACGGAGTAAAAATAGATAATCTTCCAACTGACACAACTGCAGAGTTGGCATTAAAATTAGATGATGTTACTGCTTGAATTGGTATATCTATTGATAAAACAAATCCAAATGTACCAATCATTACTAATACATGAGCCATTCCAGTTTTAACGAAAGCTATAACTTTCACTGTAACTGCTGATTTTGCTATATGAGAAGTTATTGATATTACAACATGAACAGGTGATGTATCATGAACTTCAGATAGAGTTGTATGAAATACATGAGCTGTTGATAGCTTATGAATAGATGCATGAGTTTTTAATTGAAATTCATCATTAACGATTGCAGATAACAAAACAATTACACTAAAAGGAGTTGACGCA